GGTCAGACATCTTAAGTGGAAACTTCTCAGCATCACTCAAGGTTGTGTCTAGCATAAACTGTAGCATAAAGTTGCTACGACCCATTGATGCTTCCCGTTCAATCAGGTCTTCAGAACCAAAACGATCGGGGTCTGTTACATCCCAAGCTTCAACACCAGCATCAATATCTTCCTGGATTTGTGGTGCTAGGAGTCCTTCATAGTTGGATAGTTTACGTGGATACCGTGCTGGCCAAACAAAAGGTTTGTAGTTACGTTCAGCAAGCTTACGATAGATAGTAAATGTTGTCTGTGGTGTACCGAGGTACATGATTCGTGAGTCTTGCTTAGGTGTAAGGATAGACTCAGCTTCTGTACATAGTTGAAGAAGTTTCTCCCTCATCATTTCTGTCATTGAATTACCAGGAACTTCAATGTCATCAAGAATCATTAGGTCTGCACGACTACCAGTTAGCTGACCAGTGATACCTACAGACTTAACAGAAGGTGCTTGGTGAGGTGAACAGTTGACATCAAAGCTGATGCGTGACCAACGTGCATCATCACTCTTTGGTCGTAGGTGTGCTAGCCAAGGTGTCTCAATAATTAGTTTCTGAAGAAAGATAGACATGTTATCAGCACGTTCTTTTGATGCTGAGATAATCATGATTTTCTTTTCTGCATTATTGAAGAGTGTCCACAACACAAAGGCTCCAGTAATCCATGATTTACCGACTCCTCGGAAGGCTTGAATCTGTAGTCGTTTTGGTCCGTGTTGTAGGTAGTCAGCAATAGCGTATTGAGCACGTGTTGGAGAGGGAAGATCTAGCTGTTGCCACAGTGCTTGAAGAAAGAGCTTAAAATCGTCTCTAAGGGCTTGTAAAACGTCCATAGGTATATTCTATCATGTTGGTGGGTAGAGACGCCTTGCTGGGGCTTGTAGGCGCCTCTAGTGAGGGATTAATCAAAATGCTTTGCGTATCATACCAAAAGCTTCACCAATATTGTATGGAACTCTACCAGTACGAACTTGTCCGCCAATGTATTTAAGTTCGTTTTGAATAGCACCAAACATTTGGTTACCGTCAATCAATGGTTTACTTTGTTCAGCAAGTGATTGTTCTCGTTTTTGTCTAATTTCAGCAGCTTGTTGTTCTGGTAGAGTTTGTGCATATTGTTCAAACTTTTGTTGTTGAACTTTAACATCTTGACTACCACCAAGTGTTGCTGCCAAAGAAACAGGACCAGCTGCACTAGCAGCAGTACTTAAGCCTAACATAGTAGCAGGTGCCAATTTAACAGCACCACGTTCTGCTAAAAATCTAACACCTTGCTGCATAGCAGCTCCACCAAGAGTACCGGCAGCAATATCTGTGCCAACAGCTTTTGCTACAGTTCCTACATCACCAGTTTCAACTGCAGCTTGAACATCAGGGCTAGCTAATGAATAGCCAACTCCCATTGCACCACCAGCAATGCTTCCTTTAATGTTTTTTTTAATAAGATCCGCAGCACCGGCAGCAGCAGAACTTAAAGGATCTAATGCTAAATAACCTTTGGTAGTACCAAGCATTAATTCTTCAACATCAGCTCTTGGAAAAGGTACACGACCAGGAGGTTGTCCAGGTACTTCAGGTTGTTGAAGTTTGATACCTACAGCCTGTTTAAAACTATCGTCTCCTAGTTGACCCCAAATTTGCTGGTTTTTACTAATCCAAGACTCAATTTTAGAAATAGGAGCATCTTTTAATTTAGGGTATGTTTTGTACAATGCGTCCATTTTATGAACCATTGCATCAATAACAAGTTGTTTCCTTGTTCTAGCTTTATCGACAATGTAATCTACAAATTGATCGGCTGTTAAAGTTCGAAGTTTTTCAGGTGTATCTTCAGGAATCATGTTGTACAAATCATGCACCCATTTATGAGACATACCTGTTTTTTCAACACCATGTACAGTTTTCCATTGACTTAGAGGTACAATATTTTCTCGTACATTGCCTAAATCAACACCTTTTTTACGAACTTTTTCAATAATGCGGTTACGTTCTTCACCATAATCAATAGTACCACGAGCACCAGAAGTAAAACCGGCATCATACATCAATTTATCAATATAAGCCAAATCGACTACATGATGACCTTCAGCTCCAAATAATTGTGCAGCTCGTTTATACCATTTTCTATATTCAGAGCTACCTGGATGGCTAAATAACAAACCTTCAGGAGTCTGCTCTAACATATTAAATTTACGACCTGATGGTTTATAACCTTTAGGTTTAGGTCTAAGTTCTTCTGCCATTACCTAATATGCTTTAAAATAAGATGTTCTCTAGTTGTTATCCCGAATGTTTGTCTCATCCACGATAACCAGTTATTACTACCTTTTGCCTGATTACAGTCCCAACAACTGGGAACAAGGTTTGATGTAAGGTCTTCGCCGCCCAAACAGCGAGGACGGACGTGATCAAGAGTGAGTTCATGTAGTTCATAAGTTTCTCCACAATAGACACATTGACAATTGAAGTGCTCTTTAATGGCTCTTCTCCAGAGCCGTTTAGCCTCAGGACTTGTCATGGTTATTAGGTTGTATAGGTAGTGATCAGGCGAAGGCAGTAGCGGTGTCATTTCCTAGAACGGTTTCTAGCTCGGTTCTTTGATGCTTTTTCAAGGACTGTAGATCCATCTTTTTTATGAGATACATCTTTTCCGTCTCCATTTCCGTAAGTTCCACGTTTGCGGTTTTCACGATTTAGTTCCACACGTTTCTTAATTTGCATTGATTTGCGGTTATAACGTGCTTGTTGTTTAAGACGTTTCCTGCGAGCTTCAGGATTCTTTTTGTAGTATTCAGAAGTGCTTTTTGCCATAAAGCCTCGATTGTACAAGTTCAGGATCTACCTTAGGAATGACATTAGCAAGCTTATCCAACGGGTTACCATCGTATGCAACACCGCTAATATCGTTAGTTTTAAGCCAATCACAAGCTGCTTTTAGGTCAGATGTGGTAGCTTCTCCAGACTTAATGCGACTAAGAAACTCCTTAGTAACAAGATTATGGAGTTCATTAAATTGATCTTCGGTGGCTTTCTTTGTGTTAGCCATTTTTCATAATCATTTGGTCAAGTTTCTCTTCAATACGGACCATATGTGCTTCCATTTTATGAAAAGCGTTCTCAAAGTCCGACTTAAAGACATAATGCCTAGCCATTGTTAGTTCAGCAGTGTCAACACGACGATCTACCTCAGCAACACGACTATGAACATCATCAATACGCCGATGAATACGGTTAGTTAGGGCTGCTAACCCTGTTATTACAGCAAGACTTGCTGCTACTCCTGCTTCAACCATACTGATCCATTAGTTTAATTAGCTTATGTGAGTAATCCGGATCAGTGGCGTATCCTTCAGACTTCAGAAGATAGGCACATTCGTTACGAGATTTGGCACGATTGACACCTTTATATGTTTTGAAATCCTTATACCAGTAGTCTACAAGCTCTTTGATGCAGTCATACGGTGTTGGATAGTCCTTAAAGGAAGCTTGGATGGTAACAGGACCATATCCATAGTCTTCCCAAGTAGTTTTAACGGTACCAGGACCTTTGATACCAAAATAGTTATTTTTACCAGAAGTAACTGTACCAAATGCTGATTCAAGAGCCCATTGTGCAGCTACTACTTCGGGAAACTTAGCTCCAGCGGTAGCTGCTGCAGCTCTGATGCCTTCCCAAGAGTTATTATGTGTATCGGGTTGGACGGGTCCATTGCGCCAGGTAGAGACCCACGTGGCATCATCAGAAAGACCGGCAGGACCTAGTAGTTGTTCTAGTTCCTGCACGGCTTTGAATTGATGAGGCAACCCTTTATAGTTTTTAATTACATCAAAAAGGTTGATACTCATGGTTAGAAATGTGTTTCTTTTAGGGTGAAAGATGTTCCCGTTCGGGTAGAAAGTCGGATATTTTCCGATTTAGTGGTTAATTCTTACCGTTCGGGAAGGTTGGTACTTATGGTTAGGGAGTGGTGATGGTTTGGAGGGTTGCGTCAGGGAGACGTTCCGGGAAGTAGGTGAGGCGGGAGATGTGGGCATAGCCAGGACCATAACTACTAATAACCAGACGATCCATACCTGTTGGCATGACTACTGATGTAGCAGTTCCTATACTTATACCATCAGAGACATAGTTAAAATCATTAGTTGCCACAGCAATTGCAAATTTACTAGCTTGATTACCCGCAGTAGTTGCATAATTAACGCCAGCTTCTGTCACAAATACTCTGTTGAATGTTGCAGGGCTACCAGTGCCAAATTTTATACCATCATTAAGGCTTATTGGAAATACATTTGTGTCGCTAATGTAAACAAAGGCGCCGTTAGCTAACCTGCTGTAATTTGGAAAATCTAGTGATTCAATATAAAGAGTAGTTTCATTTGGGTTATACCAACTACTAAAATTACTCCCAGTAATACTCGCCGTATCCGTTGAGCGTGTTAGTGCTGTGCCGGTGGTTGGGATGTAGGAGGTGGCGAAGGAGCCGACTTCTAGTTGGGCGCCCCAGATGTAAATATTTTTTGCATTTCCTACATTAACGCCCACAAATAAAGCTACTGATGCCGCTCTAGTAGCCGTTAAAGTAAATCGTTGCCAATCTGTAGTAACCGAGCAACTTAGAATGTCGGTTACACCATAAGACATAAGAATCTCTGCTGTTTGTGGTGTGTCAGACTTTAGCCAAACAGAAAAAGTATAATCACCAGCGCTTGCTGCCCCACCGTTATTAGTAATCCAAGTGCTTGCATTATTTCCAACAACTAGGTCTGCAGTAGTTGTACCATCAGGAGCCAAAGAAGCATTTGGGGTGACCACAAAAGTACCCGCAGAGGTGGCACCCCACGCCGCATTATCAAACTGCTCAGAATAAGTAACTAAATTAGTCCTACTCTCCTCAATCAACAACCCAAGGCTCTCACCCGTAGCTGGATCGTGGTCAAAGCGTGGGGCAGCGGATGGGACGTTAGTGGTTGGGATGTAGGTGGTCGCGGTGGTACCTTCTTCTACTTGGGCGCCCCAAATTAATATCCCATCAGTAGTGTTACCACCAACAGCTTGAGGCGCATAAACATAAAAGAATTGTTGAAAAGCCTGCAATTGTATTTGCGTATATTCCGCAGATTTTGCGTAAATAGAAAAGGTGTAACCATTTGCAGTTAACCAATATCTATACCATCCATTTGAGATTGACTCACTTCCGTAAGTAGGGTTACCAACAACAGTGCTAACATACTGTCCGTTAAGCAGGTTAAAAATCACAGAACTGTTAGTAACGCCACTCACTCCCTGTGGTCCCAAATCTTTTTTTCTGCCGCTAATACTAGATGATGTAATTAGCTTACTAGCAGTTAAATTGCCAGCAGGAGAAGAAAATCCAGATGTTATAATTCCAGCTGTTCCCTGCCACGACCAATTTGTCCCTGTAAAATCTTCGCTATAAGTCAACAAATTAACTTTAGCCGTCTCAATCAACCCGTTACTATTAACAAAAGTACCAGCACTTAAATTACTGCCACTCATACTCCGCTGGTGGTCAACCAACGGTGTAGCAGTCATATAATCATTCAGGGTCTTACCTTCTGCAAACCTCAGATCAAGACTAGGAACGACACCTTTGGCATCGCTGTATAGTTTGTTTTCACCCTTGGGTGTGTTTGTACATTTCCAGGTCATAATATTAAGAAGTTATGGTTTGCAAACGGACATCAGATAGACGGTATGGGAAGTAGGTGAGGCGGGAGATGGTGCCGTTAAGCCAAGTGTTGGATTGAGCAAACCAATTCCCGATCTCAATTTTATTCACTACAGGCACCAAGTATGTAGTATCAAAGCTACTTAGCCCGTTTGCATAGACAGCCATATCATTCAGAGCAATACCTACAGCAAATGAATAAGATACGCCACTAGCAGGCACTCCTCCTGTGGTCACATTCGACTGGTTGACATTTCCTGTGTTGGTAAAGTTTCTGACTACATAAGCCGAGCCACTATTTAGCCTTATGTAGTTATTTAGAGTGCCGTCAGTGAAGTGAGCGGTAGTAGGCAGCGTAGTGGCGTTACCGTAGGAGAAAGAGGAATAGTTTCCAAACACCGTCCCCTCACTCTGGTTATACCAACTACTAAAATTACTTCCAGTAATACTCGCCACATCTGCCGACCGTGTTAGTGCTGTGCCGGTGGTTGGGATGTAGGAGGTTGGGAAGGATCCCAGTTCAAATTGGAACCCCCAAAACAAACCACGAGCTGTGTAGTCATCAGGTGGGTTGTTTATTCCAGCTAAAACATTTCCTGTTTGGGTTGCAGTACCTGTTATGTGGTAACGAGTCCACGTATCCGTTAATGCTGTTTTCCCTAATTGGACAGAGCCAGCAGTGTTAAAAAACA